CTTGAAATACCTTGTCATGGACGAGTATGCCGATATGAAGCCCGATGTCTGGGAGCAGATTCTTAGACCTGCACTAGCAGACCAGAAGGGCGAGGCGCTGTTTATTGGTACCCCGATGGGCCGTAACCATTTTTACGAACTGTACAAGTATGCTGAGTTGGGTGATGACGAAACCTACAAGGCTTGGCACTTTACGAGTTACGATAATTCAATGTTGGATGCAGGCGAAATTGACATCGCTAAAAAATCCATGTCTAGTTACGCCTTTAGGCAAGAGTTTATGGCTTCTTTTGAAGCCAGAGGCTCTGAAATGTTTAAGGAAGAATGGGTTAGGTTTGGCGAAAGCCCAGAAGAAGGCGATTACTATATTGCCGTTGACCTAGCTGGCTTTGAGGATGTAAACAAAAAGCGCACCAAAAACACAAAGCTGGACGATACTGCGATTGCGGTTGTAAAGGTAAATGAAAATGGCTGGTTTGTGGAAAATATTATCTACGGTCGCTGGAGCCTTGATGAGACGGCTACGAAAATTTTTCAAGCCGTCCGTGACTATCGACCCGTTAGTGTCGGAATCGAAAAAGGAATCGCTAAACAAGCAGTAATGTCGCCGCTTTCTGATTTGATGAAGCGGTATGGCACCTTTTTCAGAGTTGAGGAATTAACGCACGGAAACAAGAAAAAGACTGACAGGGTGATGTGGGCCTTACAGGGCCGGTTTGAAAACGGATATATCACCCTGAATCAAGGGGAATGGAATGTTAAGTTCCTCGATCAGTTGTTTCAGTTTCCAGATGTTTTGACGCACGATGATTTAATTGATGCGTTGGCGTACATAGATCAGTTGGCTGAAGTGGCCTATGACTATGAATATGAAATTGAAGACCACGAAATCTTGGATGTAATAGCGGGATACTAAAATGGAAAAGAAATACACGAGAAAAAAAGACGACCCAACAAGCCGTGAAACGCCTGATTATTTGGGGCCTGATTTTCCAGAGGTAAAAGATACAAGTCCAGACAAAAGAAATGAACATAATTTTTCGCGATATAAATTGCGGACGTTTCCTGATGCGGATAGTAAAAAGCACAACTTTCCGCGATATAAATTGCGAACTTTTCCTGATGAGCCTTGATAGGTAGGGAACATTAAAATGGCAGAAGACATCTACAGCCCAGACCCCCTAATGGTTGAGCAGTCCATTGAAGAATGGGTAATGACTAAGTGCGAAAATTGGCGCGATTATTACGAGTCAAATTATGAGCAACGTTTTGAAGAGTATTACAGACTTTGGCGTGGTCAGTGGGATCCATCAGATTCTCAAAGAGCGTCAGAACGCTCAAGGATTATTGCACCAGCTTTGCAACAGGCTGTAGAGTCTAATGTCGCAGAACTGGAAGAGGCCACATTCGGACGGGGGAAGTGGTTTGATATAGCGGATGATGTAGCAGATCCGCAAAAGCAAGACGCTTTGATTTTAAGGAAAAAGCTGGCTGAAGACTTTGAAGCCTGCAAGATTCGTAAAGCTGTAGCAGAATGTCTGATTAACTCAGCGGTATTTGGTACAGGCATTGGCGAAGTCGTTATTGAAGAAATCAAGGAAATGGCCCCTGCTACTGAGCCGATTATGAATGGCGATCTTCAAGCGGTAGGCGTCAATATTACCGACCGCGTAGTCGTAAAGCTCAAGCCGGTATTGCCGCAGAACTTTTTGATAGACCCTGTAGCTACCTCGGTTGAGGATGCCTATGGTGTTGCGGTCGATGAATTTGTTAGCCGTCACAGCGTAGAGATATTGCAAGAGCAGGGCGTTTATCGTGAGGCGATGATTGAGTCAGCGGCTCCAGATACCGATTTGGAACCCGACCAAGACCTGACCATCTACAACGATGACAAGGTTCGGTTAACCAAATACTACGGCCTTGTACCCAGAGAGCTTCTGGAAAATGAAGATGTCGAGGTAGAAGAAGACTCGATGTATGTCGAGGCAATCGTTGTGATTGCTAACGGCGGCGTACTGCTCAAGGCTGAAGCTAACCCCTACATGATGAACGACCGGCCTATTGTTGCATTCCCATGGGATGTAGTCCCCGGACGATTCTGGGGTCGTGGCGTTTGTGAGAAGGGCTATAACAGCCAGAAAGCGCTCGATACAGAGCTTCGCGCGCGTATTGATGCCCTGAGTCTAACAATTCATCCAATGCTCGCTGTGGACGCTACACGGCTTCCTAGAGGGGCTAAACCTGAAGTCCGTCCCGGCAAAATGATTCTAACAAATGGGGATCCTCGTGAAGTCTTACAGCCGTTTAACTTCGGACAAGTCAACCAAATTACGTTTGGTCAAGCCGCGGCCCTCCAACAAATGGTTCAACAGGCTACAGGGGCGGTGGATTCTGCTGGTATTGCAGGTCAGGTTAATGGTGAGGCGACGGCCGCTGGCATCAGTATGTCTCTCGGCGCTATTATCAAGCGCCATAAGCGTACTCTTATTAATTTCCAGCAGTCTTTTCTCTTGCCCTTTGTGACTAAAGCGGCTCACCGCTATATGCAGTTTGACCCGGAAAACTATCCAGTAGCGGACTATAAGTTTATTGCTACCAGCACTCTTGGGATTATTGCTAGGGAATACGAGGTTACTCAGCTAGTCCAGCTTTTACAGACGATGAAGCAGGATAGCCCGCTGTATCCAGTGTTGATGCAAAGCATCATCGAAAACATGAACCTGTCGAACCGCGAAGAGCTTATTGCGGCTATGCAACAGGCAGGTCAACCCAATCCGCAAGCCCAGCAGATGGCTATGATGGTGCAACAATCGCAAATAGCCCTGCAACAAAGCCAGACAGCGGCTCTAAATGGTCAGGCCGCAGAGTCTCAGGCTCGCGCGCAGAAGCTGGCGGTTGAGGCCCAGTTGGCCCCGCAAGAGCTTCAGATAGACGTTGTTAATGCTGTAACCAGAAACCTGAAAGAAGGTAACGAGGACGATAAAGAGTTTGATAGACGCCTCAAGGTTGCAGACAGGCTACTCAAAGAAAGCGAGCTAAAGGGTAAACGGCAAAATGTTAATGACACAAACGGAACTCAACAACCTGTTCGGTCAGGTCAACGAAGCCTTCAAGAAGCAAATGGAGCAGTTGAGCGACTTGAAGCGGCAATTAGACCAGTTGGAGGCTAGGCTAGATGGCTACGAAAAAAGACCCAAAACTGGTACGCGCGGGCGTAAGCGGATACAACAAGCCGAAACGAACGCCGAGCCATCCGACCAAGAAGTTCGTGGTGGTGGCGAAGGTGGGGGACAAGACCAAAACGATTAGGTTTGGCGATGCCAATATGACGATCAAGAAGGATCAACCTGCTCGTCGTAAGTCATTCCGCGCTAGGCACAAGTGTGATACAAACCCGCCAAGTAAGTTGACAGCACGATACTGGTCGTGCAAAAAGTGGTGACAGCATGAAAGTAAAAGCTCCAGACGGCTATCACTGGATGAAGAGTGATAGTAGCTACAAGTTGATGAAGGATCCGTCAGGCGGCTACAAGCCCCACAAGGGCGCATCAAAGTCGGCTGATTTCAAGGTTCAGAAAGTCCACAAGGCTAAATAGGAAGCTGTTATGGGTTATGGAAGCGGTGCGTATTCGACAAAGCCAAAGAAAAAGAAAAAAAAGGTTAAAAAGTAGTGCCAGCTAAAAAAACTAAACCTAAAAAAAAGAGCAGTCCAACGCCAAAGAACAAGGCGTTATATGCGCGGGTGAAAGCCGAGGCCAAGAAGAAGTTTGACGTATACCCTAGCGCCTACGCTAATGCGTGGCTAGTGCGAGAGTATAAAAAGCGCGGTGGTACTTATGCCTAAAACTAAAGGCGGTTTGACCAAGTGGTTTAAGGAAGAGTGGGTTGATATTAAAACCGGAAAGCCTTGCGGTCGTAAAAAGGCCAAAGGCTCAAAGCGTCCATACCCTGCGTGTAGGCCCAAAAAGGTAGCCGCTAAGATGACCAAGGCGGAAAAGGATGCCGCCAAGGCGAAGAAAACAGGGCCAAAGCGCGTCAAGTATGCAGTGACTGCATCTGGCAGAAGAAGGAAAAAGAAAGCCTGATGAATCGTGAAGATGAAAAGTATTACAACGATTACTTTGATTTATTCAGAAGTGATGGCTGGAAGCAGTTAACGGAAGAGTTGACAGAGAACGCGGCGACTATTAATAATGTCGCGGTGATAAAAGATGTTGAAGACCTGTTTTTTAGGCAGGGTCAGCTAGAAGTATTGGTATATCTGTTGAAGTTTGAAGATTCAATAAACAACAGTTATGACGATTTGGTAGGAACAGATGATTAGGGTTTTTGATTTTAGGTGCGAAAACGGTCATTTGTTTGAAGAATTTGTAGACAGCACAACCACAACCCATAGGTGCGGTTGCGGCGCTGTAGCTACGAAGGTCGTTTCGGCGACTCCGTTTGTGTTAGATGGATCTACTGGGGATTTCCCCGGACGCCACATGAAGTGGGTACGCGAACACGAGGAAGCGGGACGAAGAGGAAGGGAAGCTCGTCGAGAGGCGGGTGAACTTTAAATATCTCCACAACCTTTGATAAGGCGGGGCTAAGTTAAGTAATGTCAAGAGCGACAATTATTGAAGAGCGTCCAGATGAGATGGACACCACACTACCGGAAGAGTCGGTCGTTGAAGCTGTTGAGGCACCTGTAGAGGAACAACCTCAAAAATCTGAAATACCAGACAAGTATCAAGGTAAGTCTGTTGAAGAGTTGATACAGATGCACCAAGAGCTTGAGAAGTTTTCAGGCAAACAGCGGAATGAAGTCGGCGAATTGCGGCAAGTGGTTGACAGCTATATCCAGACAGAACTCTCGGCTAAAGAAGCACCTGAGCAACAGCAAGTAGACGATAGCGAAGATGTTGATTTCTTCGTTGATCCTCAAAAAGCTGTGGATAGCCGTATTGCTAACCACCCCAAGATCAAGGAAGCGGAGGCTTACACTCAACAGGCAAAACAACAGGCCACTCTTGCACAGTTGAAGTCCAAACACCCAGAGATGGAAACGATATTGCAAGACCCTAAGTTTGCCGAGTGGATTAAAGGGTCAAAGGTTAGAACAAAGTTATTTGTAGATGCCGACCAACGGTATGACTATGACGCCGCGGATGAACTGTTTTCGCTTTACAAAGAGCGTAATCAGGTTGTCCAACAGACTGCTAACGCAGAATTGGCGGCCCGTAGAAATACTGTAAAGTCTGCAAACACTGGTAACGCTCGCGGTTCCACAGAGGGGACAAGGAAGAAGGTCTATCGTCGCGCTGACATTGTAAAACTTATGCGAGATGACCCAGAGCGTTATCAAAGTCTTTCAGATGAACTGCTGAAAGCCTACGCCGAGGGTCGCGTTAGATAGCCCTAAAGGAGATTTCTCATGGCTACAGCAACCTATCCCGGCGCGGCGGGTAATACCGCACTCACAGAAGCGGCAACTTTTGTACCAGAAATTTGGTCAGACGAAATCATTGCCGCCTATCAAAAGAACTTGAAGATGGCACCCCTTGTCAAGCGTATCTCTATGAATGGCAAGAAGGGTGACGTTATTCATATCCCGAAGCCTACTCGTGGTGATGCCAACGCTAAGGCGGCTGATACTGCGGTAACGATCATTGCCAACACAGAGTCAGAGTTGACAGTTACCATTAACCGTCACTTTGAATACTCGCGTCTGATCGAGGACATCGTAGAGGTACAAGCATTGTCATCTCTGCGTCAGTTCTACACTGAAGACGCTGGTTACGCTCTGGCTGTACAGGTTGACAATGACCTGCACGCGGCTGGTACTGGTTTTGGTGACGGTGGCGCTATTGTATTTAGCCCTGCTGAAACTGATTACCAGCACACTGGCTGTTTCTTTAACGATGGTGGCACTACCACTCAGTACACTGATGACACTCTAGTAGCTGGTGACGAGTTCACGGATGCGTTTTTCCGCGACATGATCCAGAAGATGGATGACAACAACGTACCGATGGAAAATCGTAACCTGATTATCCCGCCCGCAACGCGCAATGCGATTATGGGTATTGATCGGTATGTGTCATCTGACTTTGTATCTGGCGGCACAGTCAACAGCGGCTTGATCGGCAACCTGTATGGTGTAGACGTTTACGTTTCTGCCAACTGCCGAACAATCGAGTCCGCGGCTGACAACACTGTTGGTACCGTCGATACTCGTGCGGCCCTGCTGTTCCACAACGAAGCTGTTGTAATGGCAGAGCAGGTAGCTGTACGTTCGCAGACTCAGTACAAGCAAGAGTACCTCTCTACGCTGTACACCGCAGACACCCTTTATGGTGTTCAGGTGTATCGCCCAGAGGCTGGCTTTGTACTGGCAGTACCATCTGCCTAAATCAATCGGGGGCTTCGGCCCCCTTTCTTATTTTCAGGCTGGGAACTACCAATGGCTAACTACACCAAGACTACTGACTTTGCGGCTAAAGATACTCTGCCCGGTGGCGATACCAACAAGGTTGTTCGCGGCACAGAGTTTGAAACAGAATTTGATGCTATATCGACTGCGATTGCTACGAAGTCTGATACAGCAAGCCCTACGTTTACCGGCACAGTTACCGTTCCTACCGCTGACATTAACGGCGGTAACATTGATGGAACCGTAATAGGCGCTTCTACAGCCGCCGCTGGTACATTTACTGATCTTACTGCTACTGGCACTGTTGACTTTGATGGCGCTACGGTAAGCAACCTTGGAACTATTACGACCGCTAACCTTGACGGTGGGACAGTAGACAATTCAGTTATTGGTGGCGCAACACCTGCCGCTGGTACGTTTACTGACTTAACAGCTAATACATCATTTACGTCTGGTAATGTAGACATTAATGGTGGTGCGATTGACGGCGCGACTATTGGTGCTAACTCTGCCGCCGCAGGTACGTTTAGCTCATTGACGGCAACTACAGCCGATATCAATGGTGGATCTATTGATGGCGCTGTTATTGGCGGATCTTCAACAGCGGCTATTTCTGGTACTACAGGTACGTTTTCTGGCGCTGTTACAGGGTCTAACCTGAACGTATCCAACTGGGATACAGCGT